CAGGACTGGTTTGAAGTCTTTCGCGCCGGCAACTACGGCGAGAAGGGCAATTACACCGAGCAGGATCTGCAGCACGTCGTCGACTCCTACGATCCCGACTTCCATGAGGCCCCGGCGGTCATCGGCCATCCCGAAGACAATGGGCCGGCCTATGGATGGGTTGCCGGACTGAAGCGCGCCGGGGACACCCTGTTCGCGAAGTTGCGCGATGTCTATCCGCAGTTCGAGGAGATGGTAAAGCAGGGGCTGTTCAAGAAGCGGTCGGTTTCGTTCTATCGCAAGCCGGATGGTATCGAGCTCCGCCACATCGGTTTTCTGGGGGCGCAGCCTCCCGAAGTGAAAGGGCTGGCTGCAATCAAATTCGAGGAAGGCTTCGACACGGTCGAGGTTTTTCAGGAGGAAGCAATGGCAGCAGAGCAGAAGTCCGTTCGCGACCAGATCGCAGAGTTTTTTGCGGAAATGTTCGGCAGTAAGGGCGGCGCGGCAAAGAAGGAGTTCGGCGAGGCGGATGCTCAGCGCCTGGTCGAGGCTGCGATCGCACCGCTGAAGGCCGAGAACAGTGACCTGAAGAAAAAGCTTGATGAACAGGCTGCCAGCTTTGCCGAGCGCGAGCGAAAGCTCTCCGCCGGTGAGCACTCCGGGCGCGTCGCCGAGGCCGTCAACAAGCTGCGCTCTGCCGGCAAGTGGGTACCGGCATTCGAGAAGATGGGCCTAAAGGCCGTCTTCGGCGAGCTGGCGAAGTTGAACGACACGATTGAGTTTGGGGAAGGCGATGCCAAGAAGAAGCTGCCGGCGCTCGATGTCATGGTTGACTTCATCGAGCAGTTGCCGAAATTCGGTCCGCAGCCGGGCGCCATTGTCGGCGGCCGCACCGTGAATCACGGTGAGGCGAAGGCCACACCGTCACGCCTGCAGGCTGATGCGAACTCGCAGCAATTGAATGAGCTGGCGAAGAAGCGCCAGGAAGAAAAGAAGATCAGCTTCGGAGAGGCGCTCACGCAGGTGGCGACCGAGCATCCCGAGCTGACACAGCCTGGCGCCGCGATCGGCGGGCAGGTCTAACCAAGTTACCCATGAGGAGCAGGGCCCCGAGGGGCGACGGCGCCCCTCGGGCAATATCAAGAGTAGGAGCGCAGAGATGATCACTATTTTGACGATTCTGGCCGGGCTGGGGATCGTAGCCGGCATGACGCTGGCAGTCGAAAGCCAGGGGCCGAACACTCAGGGCCAGCAGGCCCGGACGTATCAGGCCGCTGCGGCCGCCCAGAAGCGCGGCATCTTTGTTGTGCAGGGCGCCGACGATGTGCATGTCGCCGCAGCCAGTGTGGCCAACTCCGATTGCCTCGGCGTCCAGGAAGAAGACAGTATTAACGCCAACGATCCGGTGCGCATTATCAAGGGCGGCGAAGCTGTCTGCATCATCGGCGCGGCGATCAGCTCTGGGGTGTACGCAAAGGTTGACGCCAGCGGCCGGCTGATTCCGACGACCGCGGCCGGCGACTATATCGTCGCCAAGGCGATCACCAGCGGGGTGAACGCCGGCGACTTCATCATCGCCGACGTAGTGCGGTTCATCCGCTAGGCGTGCAGGTTGTTGTCATCGAAATTTTCCGCTGAGGCGGAAGGAGGCTTGAGATGGGTGCATACACAGGGCTGATGCCGGTCGGGACACTGAATGTCGCGCTGAGCAATTACGCCAAGGAATTCCGGAACAATGCGCTGGTGAGCGAGCTGGTTGCCCCGCGCGTGCCTGTCGACCGGCAGTCCTTCCAGTACGTCGTCTGGAACCGTGACGATCAGCGGGTTCCGGCCAGCACGCTGCGCGCTCCCGGCGACCGTCCGGGCACGGTGCGGCGCAGCTATTCGGTCGCGCCCTTTATGTGCAGGTCGCATGCGCTGAGCGGCTCCGTTCCGTACGAGACTGAGGCCTACGGAATGGGCCTGGGCTTCTCGACCAAGCAGGCCTTGGCGAAGCAGCTGATCGCACAGATCAACCTCGATCGTGAGGTGACCGTCGCGAACACGATTCTGAACCTCACCAACTTCCCGAACGGGGTCACGCTTTCGGGATCTTCGATGTGGGATCCCGGCGCAGGCGGCCATCCGATCACGGCGGTCGAGGGCTTCAAGGCGGAGCTGCGCCAGGCAGGCATCCAGGACAGCGACATGATCCTGATCCTGAGCGACCCGGTGGCCACCGCCCTGCTCACGCATCCCGACGTTATCGACCGCCTGAAGTACTGGAACATCCAGGCTGGCATTACGGTCGACATGCTGTCGCGCTGCTTCAACGTGAAGTGCGTGCGGGCATCGGCGATCACGCTGTCCACCACGAACGTCGCGAGCTTTGTCTGGGGCGTCAATGCGGTTCTGGCTTATGCGCAGGATGCGCCGACCCAGGATGACATCAGCTGCATGAAGACCTTTACCTGGGTGAACGCGCCTGACTCCACCGAAGGTTACTCCACCATCGAGTTCCCCGATCCGTATCTGGATTCGAAGAAGTGGTGGGAGTCGGTTGACTGGCAGTACGACATCCGCGCAACCGCGGTCGAAACTGCGATTCCGATTTTGAACTGCTGTCAGGCCCCGACGATGGTCAGCATTCCGGCTGACCAGGAGGGGTAACCGGAACTGATCGAAAGCGGCCTGAGTCCTGAAAGGGCGCGACGCTAACTGCAATGGGCCTTCTGGCTGGACTCGCTGGAAGGCCCTCAATCCAAGTGGAGGAAGTGATGGCAGACGAAAACAAAAGCAACGGCCCGGAAAAACAGAGCGTGAAGGCGAGGCTGCACCAGGTAGTGAGCCGGGTGTTTCACAACGGCAAGCTTTTCCGTCGCGGCGCGAAAATCAGTTTGACGGCGGAAGAGGCTAAGCCGCTGGGCGCAGCCGTGAAGCCGGTCGAAGAGGAAAAGTAGCCGCGGACCTATGGCCTACGCGCAACAAAGCGATCTCTGTCCGCTGCGGATGACGCAGGCTGAGCTCACCCAGCTTACCGATGACGACAACAGCGGCGAGATCGATACGGACGTGGTGAATGCGGCGCTGGAAGAAGCCAGCGGCCGCGTTGACGCTTACTGCCGGCAGCGCTATGTCACGCCGCTACAGCAGAGCGATTCGGTCACCAGCCTGGTGCTAGACATCGCGACGTATCTGCTGTTCTCTCGGCGGCGCAGCTTCAAGATGGCGGAGACAGTCCGCCAGCGGTACGAAGATGCGATCGCATTCCTGAAGGACGTGGCCAGCGGGAAGGCATCGCTCGACCAGCCCGGAACCGTACAGACTCCGCAAACTTCTTCCGGTGGGCCGCAGCGCGCAAATATTCGCAAGATCTTCGGCGAAAAAGAAATCGACGGTTTTGTGTAGATGGATGTCACAGTCAAAGTCGATGCCGGCACGGTCACCATGGGGCTCGATGCTCTGCGCCTGGCCATCCAGCAGCGCGACGAGCTGATGAACGTGCTTGGCGCCGGGCAGCTGGTAAGTATCCGGCAGACCTTTGCCGATTCGGGATCTCCGCCCGGCTCATGGCCTCCGCTCTCGCCCAACTCGCTCCGCTGGAACAAGAAGTACACCGCTGCCGGACACAAGCTGCTGATCAATAGCGGCGTGGGTTTGAACTCGATTGGCTTTACGGCCACCCCAGATGCAGTGACGATCGGCACCAACATTTTCTATATGGCAATTCAGCAGCGCGGTTTCGATGGCACGCAGAACGTTCGGGCATATAGCTACACGCGCAGCGTGAAGGGCCGCGACACCTTTGGCCGGGTATCGGTAACCAACAAACGCGGCAAGCAGCAGAACGTGCGGCGCAAGCTGGCCAGCGGCGTCGGCTTCGTCAACGTGAAGGGCTTCTCGCGCCACATCTCGATTCCCGCGCGGCGGTTTCTGGTGTTTCGTCCCGAGGACCCGCAGCGCATTGCCGTCGAGGTCAGCACCTACGTCGCTGAGCGCGCGAAGAGCGCCGGATTCGAGGTGCAATAGTGTCGCTGTTCACGCCGGACCTGATCGAGAACGCGCTGGTAGCGCTGCTCACGAACCAGATGCCGGCGGCGCATGTTGGCTCGATCGGCGAGCTCGACATCGACGACGACGATCAGCTGGTATGTGACCCGCCGATGGTGAGAACGTTTTATGCCGGCGCCAGGCAGACGCGGATGCACGATAACCAGGCGCTGAGCTATGACGTGGCCCATATGGTCCAGATCTGGTGCGCGGCCGAGGATCTGCGCAGCAAACAAGCCGGACGTGAATCGACCAAGCAGCTGCTGGCGCAGGTGATGCCGCTGGTCATTGGAGCACGGCTGCATCTCAGCGACGGCA